AGCAAGGTCGGCCAAGTCCAAGGCCAGCTCTCGTAATAATATACGTAACGCTCATATTATAAGAACGGGGACTGCCAGGGGTGAGCGTCATAGAAGTAAAAGATGACTACTGCCATACGTGACATATTATTGGCCCCTGAACAACGCCTTCAGTATTTAGAGGCGTTTGTTAAGATTCCTATGAAGGATGCCGAAGGGATTAGAGTACCTTTCAGGGCATGGCCTGTGCAGAAAAAATTGGTACTAAGTCTCACGGGAAGGGATGTAGTAGTTAAGGACGCTCAGTTAGGTATAACCAGTATTATATCAGGAGACTTTTTAGTACGTACCTTTGTACCCGATACAACTACAGTTATTATAGCTCATAAAGGGTTTACTACAGAGCGTCTACTGCACAGAGTAGAGGTAATGCACTCGACTATTCCTGATTCTGCCAAGCCTAGAGTAGACCACAATAGTGCTAATGAGCTTAGGTTCCCTGATATAAACTCTGTAATCTATATTGCTACAGCTAGAGAAGAGGTTGCAGGTAGAGGGGAACCCATACACCAGTTGTTATTATCAGAGTGTGCTTTCTACCCTCCAGACGCTCTAAAAAAGATTATAATACCTGCACTCCAACGTGTACCTAGGGGCGGTAGAGTAGTTAAGGAGTCTACACCTAACGGGGAAGACCCAGTACTGTACGATGAGGTACAGAAGGCTCTTGTGGGTGAAAGTAACTTCAAACTACACGTACTGCTGTGGTGGGAGAACCCTGATAACTGGCTTCAAGCAGACTACCCTAACCTTCCGAAGTTAGACGGGGAGCATATAGAAGAGTCTTATGATGAGAAGGAACGACAGCTAGTAGAGGCTAACGGATTGTCTCCTGCTCAGGTTAGGTGGCGTAGATGGAAGATACGGGAGGCTGGAGAGCTATTCTTTCAGGAACATCCAGAGGGTTTGGATACCTGTTTCCTAATAGCTGGAGAAGCCTTTTATGATACGGCTCGTGTACGGGACTTGTTTGGTCAGTGTTATTCGGCACCCAAGTCCTATCAAGGAGCGAAGGTGTGGTATGAGCCTGAAGAGGGTGGGCAGTATGTAATAGGTATAGACCCTGGGCAGGGAAAGGTTACTCAATCGGTGGCTACAGTATGGAAGATGGATGAGGAGGGATTGAGGCATGAGGCCACTCTAGCAGGACTAATAGAGCCTGTGGCAATGGGTAAGAGGGTTAAGGAGTTAGGACTGTATTATAATAATGCTCTTCTAATTCCTGAAGCCAATGGGCATGGGTTGGCTTTGTGTGCGGAGATCAGGGACTATCGAAGGTTATACTGGAGGAAGGATGTGGTATCAGGTAGACAGGGTTCTCAGATAGGTTGGCAGACCTCAGTACGTACTAAACCCTTTATGATGAGTGAGCTGGCTAGAAACCTTCCTACACTAATTACCCACGACCAGGAGTTGGTTAGAGAGATTGCAGGGTGGAGAGAAGCTGGGGTTGGTAAGCCTCCCTTTTCGATGACATCAGACGATGTGCATGATGCAGCGTGCTTAGCTCTAGTGGGTGCTACTTCCAGGGCACCTAAGAAACATAAGGGCTTTATAGGGAGAGCTGGTTTTGACTGGTAAGAGAATTTGTAAAGGTTGTTGTTTTCACCCTGTAACTGAGGGCCAGTACTTTGGAAGAGGTCAATGCTGTCAGTGCGGAAAGCTTTCGAGGAAGAACTAATGCCATTAAATACAGATATAATTGAACGAGTCACCAGCCTGTCCAAGAAATGGCCGAAGCGTCAGATGGCTATGCAGAAGGCTTATAGACTACTACGTCTTACTAATGACCTGCAGCAGCCTAATATGGAATCTGTGATTAGCTCTGACCCTAGAACGGGGTTTAACTTTGCACTGTGGCTAATGGTTCCTAAGACCTACAGATTTCTTGCATCTCCTGCAGGTATGTCCGATAGACAGCTGATGGACTTAGGTCAAGTAGAGAGCTTTGTGGAGGGAGAGTTCCGTACAGCTATTAGGAATTCTCGTACCTCTCTAAGGGGTTCATTCCTTCGTCAGCTAGTATCTCTTATGTTAGCCACAGGATGGTATGCAGTCGTATCCTTCCCTACTCAGCATGGTTGGGTATGGAGGGCATGGAATCCTGCTACAGTATTTCCTGAGTATGATGAGGAAGGGAATCTGGTAGAGGTAGGGCGTATATACTCAATCACAGGAGCCCAGGCTAACCAAAAGGTAATAGGAGAAGGGTGGTTATTACCTTCTCGTCCTTGGCCTAATAGCACAAAGGTTAAGGTTTACAACCACTGGATTATGCGTGGAGGTAGGGCTTGGCACTCGGTAGTAATAGGCCAGCACCTAGCTAAAGAACCTACACCCACCATGATGTCCAGACTTCCTCTTTATGTTGGCCCTTGTGGTGGTCTACCTGATGATGGTAGTATTATGGGTGATGATTCTTGGACTGAGGATATAGGCCAATCCATGTTGGCCCCAGTGCTAGAAGTACAGAAGAACTATGATAAGACTCTTACCTATATGCAACAACTACTAAGAGATGCCAGTAATCCTAGATTCAAGTTCTGGTCTAATGGTACTTCCATAGACCCAGATGATTGGTACAAACGAGGAGCTTTCTTTGAGTTGAATGAGGGGGAGGATATTAGACCTGTAGATGCTCCTCCTATACCAGCCGAACTAAGGGCTCATCTATTTGATTTAAGGGCTCAAGTGCAGCGGTCTCAGTTTAGTGATATATCCTTTGGT